TATGAAGAAAGGACAGAGCCTTGGCTCGGCGCTTGCGGAGTTTTCTCGACTGTACTCACCGAGGCCGCTGTTCGCTTCCAGTCTGAAACTATCATTGAAACGTTCCCTGCTCAGGGTCCAGTCAAAACCGAGATTATCGGCGCAATTGATAAACTTAAAGAAGAGGCGGCGGAAAGGGTTCGTGATGACATGAACTACCAACTCACGGAGGTAATGTCTGAATACCGCCCTGAGCACGAGAAGATGCTGTACTCCCTTGGTTTGGCGGGCAGCGCGTTCAAGAAAGTTTACTACGACCCCGGTCTGGCGCGTCAAGTGGCGATATTTATTCCCGCTGAAGACATTATTATTCCGTACGGGGCGTCGAGTTTGAAGACATCTGACCGCGTGGCACACGTCATGCGTAAGACCAAGAACGACATGAAGCGTCTGCAGGTAGCGGGCTTTTATCGTGACGTTGAGTTGGGTGAGCCACAGATTATCCACACGGACATTGAGAAGAAGAAAGCAGAAGACCAAGGCTTTAGCCTGACGGACGATGACCGCTATCAGATTCTTGAGATCCACGTTGACTACGACATGCCGGGTTACGAGGATGAAGATGAGATTGCACTGCCGTATGTGGTGACAATTGATCGCGGCACTAACAAAGTGTTGGCCATACGCCGCAACTGGAACCCAGATGATGAGCGCAAATTAAAACGCGACCACTTCGTACAGTACACATACATACCCGGCTTTGGTGCGTATGGCCTCGGGCTTATTCACTTGATCGGTGGCTACGCACGCGCAGGTACATCCATCATCCGTCAACTCGTGGATGCGGGCACACTGTCTAATCTGCCCGGTGGCTTGAAAGCTCGTGGTTTACGTATCAAGGGAGATGACACTCCGATCAACCCCGGTGAGTTCCGAGATGTAGACGTGCCAAGCGGATCGGTGCGCGATAACATCATGACACTGCCATACAAAGAGCCGTCGCAAGTCTTGCTCTCCCTGTTGAACCAGATCACTGACGAGGGCAAACGCCTTGGCTCTATTGCTGATATGACCATCAGCGACATGGGTGCGAATGCTCCGGTAGGTACCACGCTTGCGCTACTTGAGCGCCAGTTGAAAACAATGAGTGCGGTGCAAGCGCGAGTGCACTACAGCATGAAGCAAGAGTTTAAACTTTTGCGCGACATCATCCGCGACTACACACCAGATCAGTACAGCTTTGATCCGACAAGCGGCGACCGCATGGCTAAGCAAGAAGATTACGACATGGTGGATGTGATCCCCGTGTCTGATCCAAACAGCGCGACAATGGCGCAGCGCATCATGCAGTACCAAGCGGTAATGCAGTTGTCGACACAGGCTCCGCAGATTTATAACTTGCCTATGCTGCACCGCCAGATGATTGAGGTGCTTGGTGTTAAGAACGCGGACAAGCTTGTGCCAACTGATGACGACATGACACCACGCGATCCTGTCAGTGAGAACATGGCCTTCTTGAATGGCAAGCCCACTAAAGCGTTTATCTATCAAGACCACGATGCACACATTGCTGTTCACACCAGCATGATGCAGGACCCGCTCTTGATGGCGCAGATTGGGCAGAACCCACAAGCTCAGAAGATGATGGCCGAGATTCAAGCGCACGTCTCAGAGCACTTGGCGTTTGCGTACCGCAAGAAAGTCGAGGAGCAGCTTGGCGTGCCACTGCCACCACCCGACGAAGAGATGCCAGAAGACGCAGAAGTTATGTTGTCTCGTTTGGTTGCGCAAGGGGCCCAGCAGTTGCTGGCTGCAAATAAAGGTCAGGCGGCAAGTCAACAAGCTCAGCAGATGCAGCAAGACCCAGTCATGCAGATGCAGCAGGCTGAACTGCAGATCAAGAAACAGGAAGCTGACACTAAGGCTAAGAAAGTTGAGGGTGACTTGTTACTTAAACAAGCTGAGATTGAGCTTAAGGCGCAAGCCCAAGGTAGCCAGAATCCTGACCCAGTGATGTTGGCCGAGCAGCACCGCATGGAGATGCAGATGCAGATGGACCGTCACGCACAAGAGATGCAGGCTATGCAGCAGCAACAACAGGCGGCGATGGCTCAGCAACAGCAAGCTATGGCGCAGGGTGGACAAGTACATGCCCAGAAGTTGGCCCATGGTGGACAGGTACACCTGACAAGTTTGCAGCAGAAAGATATGGCGCACATGCAGAAGATGCGCCACGCTGCGATGGCGGCTGAGAGAGCGAACAACAAATCAATTGAAAAGGATGAATGATGGCTAATTTGCTTGAGGTGTTAAACAAGAAACTTGACGAACACGTCAAGCAGTTAGTCGATGTTGTCAGTGCTGGTGGTGCTAAATCCCACGATCACTACAAAGAACTGTGCGGGACTATCCGAGGTCTGCAAACCGCCCAGTACGAACTTGCTGACCTCGTGCGAAAAACTAAGGAATATGAAGATGACTGAATTCGACGTTAGTGCGGTCGATCTGACGGGATTGCTAAACACATCCACGGAAGAGAAAGCCAAACAAGTGCCGGACCCCGCAACGTACCACTTGTTGTGTATGCTGCCAAAAGCTGAAGAAGAATTTAGCGAGACTGGGATTTTAAAGTCCGCCACAGCTATGTACCACGAGGAGCTTCTATCCCCCGTGCTGTTTGTCGCAAAGATTGGTCCCGATGCGTTCAAAGACCAAGCCAGATTCCCGTCTGGTCCATCATGCAAAGTTGGTGACTTTATTTTGGTTCGTCCAAACACCGGCACCCGCATGAAAATTCATGGCACCGAATGGCGTCTAATTAACGATGATTCCGTACAAGCCGTTGTGCAAGACCCTCGTGGTATCCAACGTCCAACATAAGGAGTAATCATGACTGAAGTTGAAAAAACAGAATTTGAGTTTCCTGATGAGGTCGAAGTCAACACCCGTAAGGGGGGCAGGGTTGTAGAACCCGAGTCCGACGCGCCGGAAATTGAAGTTGTAGATGACACACCTCCAGAGGATCGTGGCCGCAAACCCATGACTGAGCCTCCCAAAGAGGTGACGGACGACGAGTTGTCAAAATACGACGAAAGTGTTCAAAAACGCATAAAACACTTCACAAAAGGCTATCACGACGAGCGCCGAGCTAAAGAATCGGCAGAACGTGAGCGGGAAGAAGCACTGCGATTTGCCCAATCTTTGGCTGAAGAAAACAAAAAACTCAAGGGTTCTGTCAATCAGAATCAGACAGCTTTGTTGGAACAAGCCAAGAAAGTGGTGGCCAACGAGCTTGATACTGCAAAACGCCAGTACAAAGAAGCGTATGAAGCGGGTGACTCTGACGCTCTGGTAAATGCCCAAGAAGCGCTTACCTCAGCCAAGATGAAAGCGGAAAAAGTAAATAATTTTCGTCCAACCCCTTTACAGGATACAGAAACTCCTGTACAAATCACCCAACGGCCCCAACCGGCTGCACCCGTAGACGACAAACTGCTTGCATGGCAAGACCAAAATCAGTGGTTTGGCTCTAATAAACGGATGACAGCTTATGCCCTCGGATTGCATGAGGACTTGGTAGGGGAAGGGATTCCGGCAGGCAGTGAGGAATACTACAAACGTATCAACACTGACATGCGCGAAAGGTTTGCCGACCAGTTTGGAGTCGACGAACCCGCTGATGCGAAACCTCAGCGCACCAAATCCAACAATGTTGCACCTGCAACGCGTAGTACAGCACCGCGCAAAATCGTGCTTACGCAAACACAGGTGAATCTCGCCAAACGGTTGGGAGTTCCTTTGGAACTGTATGCCCGTAAGGTTGCTGAAGAAATGAGGAAAATATAATGGATAAATCTACACGACCAAGCCGTGATCTTACAACCCGCGAAGTGGCGGAACGTCCAAAACAATGGATGCCCCCCAAACTTCTACCCGATCCGAATCCGGAAGAGGGTTATGCGTTTCGTTGGATTCGTATTGCATCACTTGGTAAAGATGACCCCACCAACTATTCCTCGAAGCTTGCTGAAGGCTGGGAACCTGTTAAGGCTTCTGACCACCCTGAGATTCGTCTCTTTAACTCTGCGGGAACCAAATTCCCTGACAGCGTTGAGGTGGGAGGTTTGTTGCTTTGCAAAACCCCAGTAGAGTTTACTGTTCAGCGTGACGCGTACTACCGCCAACAAGCGGAAGCGCAGATGCAGTCGGTGGACAATACTTACATGCGAGAGAACGATCCGAGGATGCCTATGTTCAAAGAACGTAAGTCCACGGTCACTTTCGGTAAAGGC